TACGGACTGTAAGCATAACCAGGGTAATGTTTGCGAGTATTTCCATACTATAATAAATTACAACATAGACACCAGCGAGTGTGTAGAGTTTGAAAAGGGGGAAGATGAGCAAGGACAAGCAGGCAGATGAAAGTAAAAAATAAATAGCATAGAAATGGACGTATGGACTGAGGTTTATCCGGAATGGTTTCATATAGAAAGATACGATAACCAAATATCATTCACTCTAAACGAAGCCAGAATGATAAGGGACACGCTGACAAACTTCATAAAAAAGGTGGAAGCAGATGGAAAATAAAGATTATATGCAAGAAGCTTATAAGCTGTTGCCTAACAAAAAGATAATACCACAGAGCGATTTTGATGATACAAATGTAACTGTTCCAATAGAGGTTAAAGCTTTTAGTGAAGGGTGTAATCAGGCTATAGATGAATCAGCCAAAGTCCTAGCAGAGAAACTGAGGGAGATTGATGCTGGTATTGGATATGCTGAAAAATGGAGAGACAGATGTTTTAAACAAATGAACACGCTCACAAGAATTGGCGAGGCGTTGGAGTACCTTAAAAGATCTATCAAAAATTATGAAACATTTTATATGAATAAGTATGAATTTATAGCGAAAGAAATCAGAGCAGAGCTTGACAAGATTCTGAAGGGGGAATGATGGCAAAAATAGGCGGGTACTCAACAAAATACAAAACCAGGGTCATGGTAGGGTTTAAGCCTAAAGGTAATTGTGAATCTATCAGGCCGGAAGATTTGAGGACGTTTGGGGATCGGGTTGACGCGGTAGAAAATAGGATCAGGGATAAGCAGATTAAAATAATAAAGAGATAAAATGAACAAATAACAAGAGGGGGAAATATGAAAAAACTGTTAGCAGTATTGATTATTGGACTTATGTTAAGCCCGATGGCTTTGGCAAACACGCCAGAACAAAGAGTAACGGTTCTTGGAAAAGAAATCACGCTCATCAACCAGGGTATTGATACCAGAGTACAACAGATTAGGCAGCTTGAATACTCAAGAGCCATGCGACAAGGTGAAATAAACGGACTTAACTGGCTTATTACAGGCGAAGGCGCACCGGTCGAGGAAGTAGAAGGCGCACTGGTCGAGGAAGTAGAAGGTGATTATACAGCATGATCTATCTTACAAAGTGGGGGATTGAATGGGTCTTAGCATACCCTAAATCATGTTTTATCGCTGATTTGATTGTTACAGCGGTGTTTTTGGTGCTATTGCTGTTATATACGGACATAGCACTTCAGGATTGATGATTATTAGGGCGCAAGTGGCGGAAAGAGACGCTAATGGTAATAAGCAGTTCAGTAAGAAAGGATTTTAACGGATCCCTATAGAACTTACCAAGAAATCGTTAATGTCTGTTGCTGCGTTGCAGGATGACTATACGAGTAAGAATAACGGATTAAGTTCCGTAATATCTCGGCAAAACCTGCCTTGCGCCTTACAAAAGGAGAATTATGCAGAAATGAAAATAACTGAACAAAACTGCGATAACTACGAACTATTAGAGACATTCTTCGTTATAAGTATGTTACGCTACTCCTATGGGGTTGTACCGGCTAATATTGATAAAATAGCTACGTCTGAATGTAAGTTATTCATCGAAACCTCCCCGGCTTTTGTAGATATTTGCGATCATATCGGAGTAAACATTTATACCCTCACTTCTGACATCAAGAAGAAGCTTGCCAAAGGCAATATAAAAATAACTATTGATAATCCTATCTAACGTCAAGTATACTTTAAATATAGAAGAAAATACTTGACACAATTACATTTTTCTATCAACCATTTACCAAAAGGATCAATATGGAGCGGGGCAGACCTACAAAATATAAGCCTGAATATTGCCAAGCCATCATTGATTATTTTACTATAGAGCCTTACGAAGTCGAATTAACAGCACTCGGTAAAAAGCAAGTTCCTAACGATTTAAGATTCTTAGCTTCTTTCGCTTATGAGATAGGCGTTAATAAAGATACCATCATAGAATGGTCAAATAAGCATGAAGATTTTTCCGATGCCTTAAAAAAAGCAAAAGAATTACAGAAGAATCACCTTGTAATCAATGGACTTATGGGAAACTATCAAACAGCCTTCGCTATCTTTACCATGAAGAATATCACAGATTGGAGAGATCAGGCAGCTATCACGATAGACAATTCAAAACATTATACCTATACGATTCAGCATTTACATGAGCTTGCAAGTAAAAATAAACCTAAAGAACTTACAAAGGGTAAGAAGGTAAATGGTAGACTCTCAAAAACAGAAGCAATTGACTCCCATCGAAGCCTCGCGGTTATTACTTAAATGGCAAAATGATCCTAAAGCGTACTGTCAAGACGTTCTGGGTATAGAATCCATTTGGAGTATGCAAGAGAAATTACTTGCTACTTGTCCTCGGGCGATCAAAGAACGTAAGCAAATATATGTTGCGTCCGGTCATTCACTTGGTAAAGACTTTATATGCGCTGCTATAAGCTTATGGTTCCTTCATTGCTATAAACAATCCATTGTACTTCAGACAGCTCCCACAGATAGACAGGTTAAAAAAGTCATGTGGGGAGAAACGCTTGCCCGGTGGAATAGTAAGAAATTAGACCTGGGCGGTGTGCCTTACGCTAACCCATACCTCGAAATACAGAAAGCAGACTGGTATCTATTAGGTTTCACAACAAAGGAAACTGGTGGATCAGCAGAAGCCGGGGGCGGTAAGTTTCAGGGCTTTCACTCTTCAAGTCTTTGTGTAATCGTATCAGAAGCACAAGCCGTAGATGATATGATATTCGATCAGATTGACGGTGTTGCAACTTCAGAACGTGCATTAGTTATCTTTATAGGCAATCCGACTAGGGCAAAGGGAAGGTTTGCAAAGGGACTCAGAGACAAAAAGAATAACATAGTATTTAATTTCTCTTGCTTAGAGAATCCAAACTATATACATAGAAAAACGCTTGTACCTGGTCTTGCCTCTTATGAATGGGTCGAGGATAAACGTATCAAGTGGGGAGAAGATGATCCAAGATGGTTTGGTAGGGTACTTGGACAGATACCGGAAGTTTCAATTAACCATGTGTTGGGCCCGAAAGATATAGTCCACATGGAATCACGTTACGGACTCTTGGCGCAACATAGTGCAAATGCTGGGGTTTCTATAGATCCGGCTGGCGAGGGTGATGATGAAAATGTCATGCTTGCCGGTAAGGGTGGAGAAATCTTAAACAAATATAATAAAACTAATGTTGCGCCTTCAGTTCTTGCTATTAAGGCTATTGAAATGTGCAAAGACATTAACGGCAATTTCATCATTATTGATTGTGATGGTGTAGGGATAGGAACCTGGCAAGAGCTAAACAAGATGAGTGAAGAGTATCTTAATGGTATCCAGTTAATCAAGTTTCATGGGTGCGGATCTCCGCTTGAGCTTGAGGATGGGACAAGGCTGGACGGAAGACCGGTTTACCAAAATAAGCGCGCTGAAGCTGCTTTTATCACGCAGAAGAGAGCAAGAGAAGGGTTTGCTGCTATAGATTGCAGAGACAAAGAGCTTATTGAGGATCTATCAGAAGAAGAATACTTTGAGAATAAACGTGGCTTGATCCAGATTGAAGATAAGCTTGACATCAAGGAAAGGCTTGGACGCTCCCCGGGAATGGGTGACGCTTACAAGATGCTTCAGTATGCCTTTGAAATGGAAGTCAAGCATGAACCAATATATGAAAATACCAGACATAGACGGCAACAGGACGTTGTTATGCCTATGCAAACAGTAATGTGAGGTAAATATGAGTTTTACGAATTTGTTAGGTAAAGAGGGATCAATGCGTGGGATAGTTGGTTTGGATCCGGTTGGTCTATTAGCAGCAGACAATGATCCATTGTTGCAGGGTATGATTGCGGGCGAGAAAGAGCCTTCAGTCAGAGGTATGGGATCAGTTCCGGATAGAGACAAGGCGGCTGAAGCTGGACGAAGGAAAGCACTATTAAGACGCAGAAGGGCAACACCTACGATTCTAAGCAAGCTTGGCGAGCCTGCAGGGACAGCGCCACAGAATATTCAACGTAAAACGCTATTAGGAGAATAATGACTAAAACATTAGGTATAACCGAAGTTAAAAAAGCAAAAGAAAATATTAGTGATCTTGAAGTTTATGGGGATGGCGATACTTTTAGGCTTTTATGTAAAGCTTCTTCTCAAAAAGAAGGATGGATGAAATCAACAAAAGTATGCAATGTAGGGAAAAATTGTATTGTTCAAGTTACAACACAACAGAGAAATATTGATTTGACTTATTCAGTAGCAGAAGCATTAACATTTGTTCCTAATGCGAATATAGACATTAATTGTGATCCCAGAGTTATAAAGCCAGTAATTTGAAGGGAGAATAATGGTCAGACCGTTTGAAGAAAGAGACAGGGACGCGATATTTGAACTTATGAAAAAGTTCTATGATGAAAGTCTGCATGAGACTATGCAAGACGTTGACTATAATAGAGTAAGTGACACCATTGACAACTTAAAAAACAACATCTTGGTATTAGAGACTCAAGGCAATGTAATCGGTGTGCTTGCGGGTATGGTGATTAAGAATCCGTTACAGAATACAGATATATTTCAGGAAGTTGTCTGGTATGTAGATCCGGAGTACAGAAGCAGAGGTATTGAATTGCTAAAAAGCCTGGAAGAGCTTTGTATCAAAACAGGCATATCACAGGTAATCATGGTTGCTGAAGAGGTATCACTTGTTGAAAAGCTGGATAAGTTCTACAGGTCAAGAGGATATAAACCGTTAGAGAGACATTACATAAAGCAAGTTATTTAATGGAGGACGGACGTATGGCTGCTGATGGCGAAAAGATAATACAGAGGTTCAAGAAATTAGAGGATAAAAGACATAACTGGGCTTCTTACTGGCAAGAGTTAGCGGATTATTGCTTACCTAAGAAAGCGTATATTACCCGGACACGTGTATCAGGTGAGCAGTTAGATTTTCAAAGGATTTATGATTCTACAGCTATTAAAGCTCTGAAGACTCTATCCTCTGGATTTCATGCGAACTTGACTAATCCATCATCTCCCTGGTTTGCGCTTGAGATGTCAGATACAGCGTTCCAGAAGGTCAAGGCTGTTAAGGTCTGGCTGGAAGCAGTACAGAACGAAGTGTTTAATACTCTTGGCGATTCAAACTTTGACGAGGTAATTCAAGAGTTTTACAAGGACGCTGGTTGTTTTGGAACTGGTGCGGTCTATCAGGAAGAGGATTTTGAGACAGGAGTCAGGTTTAAATCTATACCAATAAGAGAGCTTTACATTGAAGAGGACTCAAAGGGTAGAGTCAATAGAGTATACAGAAAGTTTGAATATACATCACAGCAGGCGTTTGATCTTTGGGGAGATAAAGCGGGCGAAGTGGTCAAACGTAATATGACAAATGGGGATCCGAATAAAAAGGTGTGCATTATACACGCAGTTTTCCAGCGGGAAGATAGAAAAGAGGGCAAGTTGGACGCAGAAAACAAAGCGTTTGCGTCTGTATGGATGGAATTGAGTAAGAAACACGTTATATCCGAAGGTGGGTATACTGAAATGCCTTATCATGTTGGCAGATTCAGTAAGGAGACAGATGAGCCTTATGGGTTTGCTCCATCAATGGACGTTTTTACTGATATACGCCTGGTAAACTCACAGGTCAAGACGCTATTAAGAGCAACTCAAAAGATAGTTGATCCGCCTTTCTTCTTTAAATCAAAGGGCGCGGTACTTCCGTTTAATCTTAATCCGTCTGGTGCTAACCAGGTTGACGGTCAAGCAACAACACCGGAGAATATATACCGAAGTATCAGGACAGAAGGTAATATCCCTATCGGTATGGATATGGTACTGGCAACAAGAGAAAGCATCAATGAGGGGTTCTTTGTACCGTTGTTTAAAGCGTTTGCACAGATAACGAAGCAAATGACTATCCCAGAGGTTCAGAAACGTATACAAGAGAATATGATATTACTTGGGCCGGTTGTTGGTCGGTTCTTGACAGAGATATTAAGCCCAATCATATTGAGGACTTTCAATATATTACTTGAGAATAAAAGATTCCCGCCTGTTCCGGACATTATACTTGAACAGGATTTCAAGATCAGGTATATATCACCAATGGCGCTACAGCAAAGATCCGCAGAACTGGACTCTTTAAGCATAACCTTGGCAACTGTAAGCGGAATAGCTGAGTTTATCCCAGATGTTATTGACAAAATAGACGGAGACAAGACAGTTGACTTGATAGCCAGGATTACAGGTTTAGATCCTAACTTGATTAAGAGTGATAAAGAAGTTGCACTTGTCCGAGAAAAGCGGAACGCGCAAGCACAAAAAATAGAGAATCAGGCTGCAATGGAACAGGCAGCGAATACAGCAAAAACAGTTGTAGAGGCAGAAGCTACAGCGCAACAATAAGGTAGATAATGACTGAAAACGAAATGGTGAAAGAGATTAAGAGCTTACAAGAAGATTATAGAGCTATCTTTGCTAATAGTGAAGAAGGGATCAGAGTTCTTGAAGATTTACAGGAAAGATGCTTTAAGAGCCAGTCGGTTCTTTCGGAAAGCGTGAACGATACGTTTGTTAACATAGGACGGCGCAGAGTCCTATTACACATAGAAGGAATGTTGACTATGAATATTGACGAATTATTAAAGAATCATAACGATGAGGAGCGTGGTTTGTATGTTGGATAATTTTGGCCTTGCGAAAGACAACCAAAACCCATTGAAGAGAGCGGCAAGAATGGTAATTGGGAACAGATTAAGATGGAATGATGGGGGCGATCCACCAGAAGGAGATCCACCACCAGCACCACCAACAGACGGTAAATGGTATGATGGATTTGAAGAAACTTTAAGGAACGATCCTTCAGTACAGAAGTTCGGAAGTAATCAGGATATGGCAAAGGGATATATCGAACTTTCGAAGAAGATAGGCTCAAAAGGCGTTATTATTCCTAGTGATAACGCATCAGATGAAGAAAGATCAGCATTTTATAAGGCTACAGGTAGACCAGACGAATTTGGAAATTATGGGTTAAAGGTTCCAGAAGGCTTAAAACACGTTCAATCAACACCAGAAGCACAGGAAGCAGTTAAAGAGATCATGTTTAAAGCTGGACTTAATCATAAACAGGCAGAGCTTATATATTCAGAGTATATGACAATGCAAGATAACACTTTAAAACAACAGGCAGAAGCGCAAGAAACATCACAGAATGAAGCTGTCACACAGTTAAGACAGGGCTGGGGCGCTAAATATGAAGAGAATATGTCACTTGCGAAGAAGGTTCTATCAACGTTTGGCGGGGATGATGCACAAGCGCTTATCAATAACCCGCAGGTTGGAGATAATCCAGCAGTTTTAAAATTCCTTGTTAACCTGGGTAAGAAGATTAGCGATGATAATCTTAATGAGCCGGGATCAGGTGGGTTTGCAATGACTCCATCCGAAGCAACAGCAAAGATAGCAGAGATACAATCAGACAAAGATCATCCTTACTGGGTGCAAGGACATCCAGCACACAAGGAAGCAGTAGAAGAAATGACAAGGCTTTACAAGTTTAAGGTGGCAAAATAATGGAAGAATTAACATTAAAAGAAAGAGCAGAACTTAAAGTAAAGTTATTAGCAGTCTATGTGCCGGTAAGTTCAAAGCTTGGACTTACACGTAATGACAGTTTGATGCTGGCGCAAGAATCATATAAGTGGGTAGTTGAACAAGACAAGAAACCGTCCTCATCTACACGCAAGAAGAAGTAACCGGATAACCTTAATAGAGGCCCGAATGAAGCTCTATTAGACCCGGCTTGACCGGATAATCTAAGCAATAGTATGTATATTTTTGTTTTAAATTTAACCGGGAGGCCAATTATGGGTTTAATAGACACAGCCTTTATCCAACAGTATAAAGAAACATTGATGCTGTTGGTGCAACAAAAAGGTTCAAAATTAAGAAACACCGTTACAATCGAAGAAGTTAATACAGAGTTTAAGTTTATCGATCAATTAGGTGCTACAGAGATGGTTGAGAAGAGAAGCCGACACCAGGATACGCCTATCATAGATCCTGACCATCAGAGAAGAAGGCTAACAACTTCAGATTTCCTTCACAACGTATTGTTTGACAAAGAAGATCAACTCAGGGTTATTATAGATCCTAAAAGTGGGTATTCTGTAAGTGCGAGAAATGCCGCAGGTAGAACGATTGATGATAACATCATATCAGCATTAGGTGGAACTGCAGCAACAGGAAAAACAGGAACAGGAACAGCGGATCTTGACGTAGGTAATAAAATCGTAGTTGACTTTGATGGTGATGCAGTAGACGAAGGTTTGACCATTGCAAAACTCATTGAAGCTAAAAGAATTATGGATAACTTTGACGTTGAGGACGAAGATAGACACATTGCTATTACTCCTAATCAGCTTGCTAATCTTCTTAACACCACAGAAACAACAAGCGCAGACTATAATACAGTAAAAGCTCTTGTTCGTGGCGAGCTTGAAACTTTTCTTGGTTTCATGTTCCACAAAACAACTCGTTTGACCAAAGATGCCAGCGGTGACAGGCTTTGTTATGCTTACACCAGGGACGCAATAAGCCTGGGTATTCCTAATGACATCACAACCAGGATAGACGAAAGAAAAGACAAGAACTATGCTTGGCAGGTATTTACTTCTTTAACAGTAGGTGGGGTAAGAAACGAAGAAGAAAAAGTTGTTCAGATAGCTTGTGCTGAGTAATTACTAATTTAGTTGTATTTAGTAGCTGATTAGTATTCAAAAAATAAATATGGAGGTTAAACATGGCAACAGTAAAAGGTGTATTTAAAACCCTTATAGATACTGGAACAATCGCAAGCCGGTTGGATTCTGGTGTAGGTGATGGGCGCATAAAGGTGCTTCAGGATTCATACGAAGCAGCCGGAGATTTAGCCGGTACTATAATTGAAATGGGACAGGATCTTCCTAAAGGTGCAAGAATCGAAGATGTAATTTTGCATACAGACGATCTTGGTAACAATGCAACTTTGATAGTCGGGGATTATGAGGACGATAACCGATATATAACAGCAATAGATCATGGTGCGGGTGCTGAACTTGTATCCAGACTTAACGCTATTGCCGGAAGAGATTATAAAATAGATTTGACGGATTCAGATAATCCTGATACTCAGATTATAATCACATCAGCAGTTGCAGCAATAACAGGAACTATTAAGTTAATTGTACTTTACACTAAAGACTAAAAATAAGGTCGCTCTAGCTAGAGGAACTTTAGGGGGGTGGATAAAACCATCCCCCATGACCTAACTAATTTATAGGAGGACAATATGAAACGCTTTAAACTTCTCACAGCTCTATTTGCCTTGATGTTTATGGCAAGTACGTGTTTCGGGGCGGTAGGAGTTCAGCAATCAGGTGTTTTCAAAGGTAGTGCAACAACATTAAACTTTGTTGGTGCTACAGTTGGAACTGGATCCACAAAGACTATAACAACAAACGCTATGACATCAGGGACGATTGATGGCGTTGTTATAGGTGGGACTACTCCTGGGGCTGGAACTTTTACAGCTTTGACAGCAAATACAAGCATAACTCTTGACGGTTCAACAATAACTTCCTGGGGATCAGTTGTAAGCCCCTGGACAGATGGCGGGTTGACAACTACAGTTAACGCAGCGCCTACAAAGTTTATTGCTACTCATGCAAGTGGTGACATGGCTTGTACTGGATTCACCGCGGGAACAGGCGATTATACAGGCGAGAATGGCCAGGTTATTGATTTCGGTACAAATAACGCCTTAATATTTACCGATAATTCAGACAGCTTGACCACAACAGCAACAGGTAATGATTTCTCCATTGATTCAACAGATGGCGGGATTATATTTGCGCTGACAGACGCAGGAGATGGAACAGTTGATTTTATGACAAATAACGATCAGGATGATTATATTCAGATTTCAACAGCAGCGAATCAGTCATTAATTAACTTTGTCGGGCAGAATGGTAAGATCACAGCCGCAAGTGGCACGATTGATTTTGACAATGAGAACTTAACAACTACAGGAACACTTGGAGCCGGAGCAACAACGGTAACATCAGTTATTATTGGTGATGATGTTCTTGATGTTGTGGTAGATGATGAGCTTAGATTTGCGTCTAATGACGAATCTTCAACCATTGAAGCCTATGGGTTTGAGGCTAAAGATGCGGTTTTTAGAGCTACAGCAGATGAGGGTGATGATAACGGTGATACCTGGGAATTTGAATCAGATCAAGCAACAAACAGTCTGATTATCAAAAATGATATTTCCGGGGCGCAGGTTGCAAAGTTAACCATAGCAACAAATGGTAATGCTACAGTAGCCGGTGATCTTGTTGTAAGTGGTGGCGCTATTACCGCGCCAAGTGCAACAGCAAGCAAGCCTGTACTTTGGCTTGAGAATACTGCTGACGATGCAACTTGTCCTATATTACAGCTTGAGAATGACAGAGACACTCCAGCAGATGCTGATGATCTCGGTATAATTAAGTTTATCGGTAGTGATTCAGGACTCGCACAATGTGACTTTGTTACTATCTTAGCAGAAGCAAACGAGATTAATGCTGGGGACGAAGCCGGCAGGTTAACAATCAGCATGGAAGTTAACGACGCGGATACTTCTTTCTTGGCTATGTTTGGAGATACAACTAACGCAGATACCGGACATATTGAGATTAATGCTGGTTCAGTTGATCTTGATTTTCATATTGATAGTGCTGACCAAGCAGATATATTCTTGTTAGATGGTGGAACCAATGATCTAACATTAACGCGTAATCTTGCTGCAGGTGCAACTACAGATGGGGCAATATTGGTAGTTACAAACACAAGCGCAACAGGTGATGTCGGGGTAGCAAGCTTTTTAAATGCTGCTGCAGCATCAGCAACAGAGCCAGCGGTAACGATTCAAAGTTCAGCAGCAGGTGTAGTTAAATCTTCTTTGTTTATTAACCATGACGGTACGGCCGGAGCAACAACAGAAGCCGCAGTTGTGATTGATTCTCAAGATGTTGATACATCAGCGTTATATATAATGTCACCAGCAGACGCTACTGGAACAACTTCGCAGATAGATGATTATGCACTTGCGATTGTTGCAGAGGGTGTTGGTGGTGGAGCGAGTATTTACAGGAATGTAAGTGCTGCAACTGAAGCGCTATTAAATGTAAGAGAACTCCATGTAGACGCAACAGCGCCATTAGTATCATTAACAAGTGCTGCTGATGCTTCCGCAGATGATGATATTGTAACAATACAGGCATCATCTACTGCTTATGATAAGACAGTATTGTTTATTGATAAAGATACCACAACAGGCGCAACATTAGAGCCAGCTATGGAAATTGATTCTCAGGATCCAGACGCAGCAGCTTTATTGATTCGCTCTCCTGTTGATGCAACTGGAACAGATGCAGACTTTGATGATTTTGCAGTAGGTGTTTCAGTAGAAGGAATAGGCGGTGGTGTTCATGTTCATAGGGACGTTGACGATCCTACTGTACCGCTATTAAGGTTGACAGAAGATAATATTATGACAACTTCCTCAGTTGCACTTCTTGACGTGACAACTGATGCAGACGCTTCAGCAAGTGCGACAGCAGTTCAATTTACAACTACAAATGCCGCGAACGATCAGCCAGTATTAGCGATAACTCAGGCCGGTGTTACAGAGACTAACTTTTCGTGGATAGCAACCTATGGAACTACTGATATATATGAGTCAGATGGTACAACAGCAGATGGTAATCTTACTGGAGTGGTAGGGGATATTTGTTACAATGGTAGTTCAGTCAATGGTGGCATGGCATTTTGTGACGTGAACGGGAAAAATTGGACGGATATGTAATTAAATAATAGTCAGATTGTAGGGGAGAGGTTAACTGAGCTTATCTCTCCCCTCTGGCTAAACTTGGGGGAATAAATGGCATCATCAAAAGTTACAATATGTAATCTAGCGTTAACAGAATTAGGCGCAAGCAGAATAAACGCTTTAACAGACGATAATAAAAGAGCTACAGTCTGTAATGAGGTTTATGATGAAGTGCTTGAGGACGTATTGACAGATCATCCCTGGTCTTTTGCTCAGAAGCAGGGGGCATTAACGAAGCTTGCCATTACACCAGAGTATGATTATAGCTTTGTTTACCAAAAGCCATCTGATATGTTGAAGCTTATTTCAATGGAAGATTCTTATGCAAACGTGGCGATATACGGAGATCAGATTTATTCAGATACAGACAATTTAAAGATAACATATACTTTCAGGGCTACGGATTCGAGCAAATACTTTGCTAAGTTTGTTACTGCATTGGCAAAGAAACTAGCTGCTTTTATCGCTTTCAATATTACAAATGCAAGAACCTTGAAACGTGAACTGTTAGAGGAATACGAAAAGATAGAATTACCGAAAGCTATTGCACTTGATTCGCAACAAGGAACTCCGGTAGTTGTTCAAGAAAACGAATGGATAAACGCAAGATTAACGGGGCCTAATCCTGATTTACAGGGGAATTAATATGGCAAAATTCACTTCAAATAAGACAAATTTTACAGCCGGTGAGTTATCACCTTTTATGTTTGGCAGAGAAGATGTCAATAGATACGTTAATGGTGCTGGTATTCTTGAAAACGGCTTTTGTGCGCCTTACGGTGGATTTGAGCGTAGACCTGGCACAAAGTTTGTTGCACAAGCAAAGTTTCAGGGAAAGCCAGCAAGGTTAATTAAGTTTCAATCCTCTACAGAAAAATCTTATGCTATAGAGTTCGGGCATAGATATATGAGATTTTACACAGATAACGGACAGTTGATAACTGGTGGCGCTCCGGTAGAAGTTCCAACGCCTTACAATGAGTCTCAGATATTTGATGTTCAGTTTGCTGGTAAGGATGATATTATGTATTTTACGCATAAAGATGTCCCTACTTATAAACTGTCAAGAGTAAGTGATACAGACTGGTTTTTTGAAAAGGTTATCTTTGCGGGCGGGCCTTATCTACCTGACAATTTAACAACAACAACAATAGCTTCCAGCGGGACTACTGGAACAGTTACATTAACCGCTTCTGCTGCTTTATTCGATCAGCGCCATGTAGATTCTTTATTTAAATATGCTGGATTAATTGGAACTTTACAAGGGTACGTCCGGATTGTAAGTGTAACTTCTACCCTGATAGCAACAGCCGTAGTGATGGAAACATTAAGCGCGGCTGCAGCAACAACAGCCTGGGCTGAAGGTGCATGGAATGGGATCCAGGGTTATCCTAGAGCGTGTATGTTCCATGAGCAGAGACTTGTATTAGCCGGAAGCATTGGTAAACCGCAGACAGTTTGGGGTAGTTTAAGCTCATCTTTTGAATATCATACACCAGGGACGGACGATGATTCTGCATATAGTTACACTATTGCCGGGAGAGAGATTGATTTAATCAAATGGCTAATATCTAAAAGGGATCTTGATGTTGGAACAGGAAATTCTATATATTCGTTTGGATCAGGAAGTGATGATGTTCCAATCACGCCTTCAAATATAGTTGTAAAGAGTACGACATCTTACGGGGCGCACTCGATAATGCCGGAGGTTGTGGGGAGCTTTGTTTACTATTTACAGAGAAACAGGCATACATTAAGACAGTTAACCTTTGATCTTGAGACAGCGAATCAAAGAGCCGTAGATATGACGATGTACGCAGAACATATCACAAGAGATGCTATATTACAGATGGGATACCAGCAAGATCCATTTAGCATATTATGGGCTGTTCGTGATGATGGACAGATGCCTACTTTGACAAGAGAAGTAGATCAAGAAGTAATTGCCTGGACAAGACAGATAACAGATGGTGACTTTGAATCAGTTACCGCTATAACAACCGATGATGGAAAAGATCAGGTCTGGACAGTTGTTAAAAGAACAATAGGCGGGATAGAAAAAAGATACATAGAGTATTTTATGCCAAGAGAGTTTGAGTATAGAGAGGACGCTTTCTTTGTCGATAGCGGGCTAACTTATGCAAGTGTACCTGCTACTACCATATCAGGATTAGATCATCTTGAGGGCAAAACAGTACACATATTAGCTGATGGATCGGTACAGCCTACGCAAGTTGTAAGTGGTGGTCAGATAGTTTTAACAGAATCAGCTTCAAAGGTTCATGTTGGGCTTCAATATATAAGTAAAATCAAGTTGTTACCTGTATCTGGTCGGAGCGCTCAAGGCACAGGGCAAATGAAAATAAAGCGGATTTCAGAAGTGGGGATCCGGTTGGTTAATAGTTTAGGTGGGGATTTTGGATTTGAAGACGATTTCAACCCGATTGATTATAGTGATTCAGCAGATTTAAGGGACGAGACACCTTCATTGTTTACCGGAGATATAACAAACATGGAGTTTCCAGGCGGGTATGATAGGCGAGCAGAGCTATACTTTCAGCAAACACAGCCATTGCCTTTTAATTTAGTATCTGTTACATCAATAATCCAATTAAATGATAAATAGGAGTAAAAACATGGGTTTTGTAACTGCTTTAATGATTGGTGGAATGGCTCTGGCAGGTGGTGGACAGGCTAAAGCTGGTATGGATTCAGCAAAAGCGCAAGAACTTAACGCTTTAATAGCTGAACAGGAAGGGAAACTTATAACAGAGCAAGAGCATTTAGAAATGAGCAAGCTTCGTAGAAGTGAAAAGTCTTTGGCCGGTACTCAGGCAGCGGGGTTTGCAAAGGCAGGGGTTGAACTTGAAGGATCTCCAATGGAAATATTAGCAGAAACAGCAACGCAAGCAGAATTTGATAACATGATCTTACAGTTTAACGCGAATCAGGCAAGAAGCCGTAAATTATCACAAGCGGAGCAGGGAGTCAGCGCAGCGGAAGCAACAAAGACAGCTGCATTAATACAAGGCGGTAGCACTTTATTATCTGGTGCTGCAAGCATAGCTGGGCGATAAGGAGCATATAAATGGCAAAAATACCAAGAGTTAACCAATCAGGGACAACGCTAACAACAGGTGCTTCTACTAACAGGGCGAATGTAGCTGAAGCTGGTAAGGTTGGGCGTAGTGTAGCGCAATTAGGGCAGACTATGGCGCAGGTTGGCGAACAGTTTAAAAAAATGCAAGACTTAGAAGAAACGTCAAGGGCCAGGTCAAACGCAAATAGAAAACTAAAAGAATTACAACTTGATTCTGAAATAGATCCTGAAATCTGGGATGACAAGAAATATCCTGACGCTATTGCTACAATAAAAGAAGATGCCCTAACTGGGATAAGTTCTTCACGCGCAAGGAATCAGTTCGTCGGTCAGTTTGATGATATGGGGTTAATGACCGATATTAATATAAGATTCGGCATGAGAAACAGACAACAATCAGCCACTCGCGCAAGTTTAGCCTCTGATTTACAGGGTATGCAAGACATTTATGTAAATTCAAAGCCACAACAGCAAAAAGTGTTAATAGCTACAATGAATAATGAAATAGATAAATATGTATCCGTTGGAGTTCTTTCAGCAGAAGCCGGACAGAAACAAAAGGTAACACAGTTTGAAGAGTGGCAAGAAGCGGATTTGAGAGATGCTATTGCTACGGATCCAACTTTAACAAAACAGCTTATAATTGAAGGGGCGTTTGGCGATATGTCTGCTTCTAAAACAGCAGATTGGCTTGAGGTTATTGATAAAGAAGAGAAAAGACGTGAAAAACAGGCTGAAGTTGATAAAGATAATCTATGGCTTAAAACCGGTGGGGAAGTTATAGAAAATCTAGAGGATACAAGTGTTGACGATTTGATGCGACTTATAACATCTGAGACTCTTGACCCAGAAGTTGGAAAGGATTTAATAGACTGGAAAACAGATCCAGATCAGCCACAGTATGAAACCAAAAAAAGATATGGATGGAGATAGCAAGGGACAGTTTAAACCCTCAGAATGATCTTAGAAAGTTCCAGAGGGCTATTTCAAAAGCTATATCAAATAAAGATATTCAGGCAATAGATGGGGCTAATTTGTCCGTACAGATGAAAGAGTTGTTTGATGAAGCCATAGCCTTCAAGAGTCAAGATACTCAATATATGAAGAATGTAAGGGCTTCTTGGGATTATATGACCGGATGGGCGAAACAACACGTAAAAGATCCTAAATCAGCCGTTGAAATCTCTTATGATATGACAAGGGAATTAATGAAAAGAACCCAGAATAAGAGCTTGAAAGCTGAAGATATAAAGAATATCGGGTTAGAGATAGTTAAAGATCAGATTCGCAGTATGAATCCAGCAACGGTAGGACTTGAAGATGTTTCAAATGCTATTACTACACAAGAAACAGGAACAAAAAACGTTTTTGAAGGAGATACAAACCTGAAGGCTGAAAGGAAAATACAGAAGACAAACGATATTACACAGAAAGTTCTTAATCAAATAAAGACAAAAGAAGATTTAACAGATTTAAAAGCTGATAGAGCAGAACTTGAAGCGGTTGGGGTTGACGTAGATTCTATTTTAATAATCTTAGGGGATGAAAGTGGCGAGTAGATTTTTAGAAACAACAGTCGAGACGGTAGAAGTAAAAAAGCCGGTAGAAAAGGTAGAGCAAGCGGAGCCTAAATCAAGGTTTTTGATTGAAAACACCGTATCTGAAATTCCTGAGAAACAGAATGTGTCTTATTTATCAGATAAAGAGGAAACGGTGGGTTATCCTGAAGATATGCCCCAGGTAATTGTTGACCATGAAATAAGGAAAGGGGTCTACGGTGAACCTGAAGAAACAGCATGGACAATCACGCGGGATTCAGTTAAAAGCGCCTTTGGTGAAACATTAAGATCAGTACCTCCATTTAGCTTTTTCATGCCGGAGAGGACAAAAGAAGAGTTTGCAAGCAAGCTTGAGATTGATGCTGAAACTGCTAAATTTAAAGCCAGGCATCCTTTTCTGGCAGCAACAGAAAAAACTACTGAAGAAGCAACAGAAAAAGTATCTTTGCCTATGCGGAAGCTTGGGGAAGGTATCCGGTTTGTATTAACTCCGGTAAGAAAAGGAAGCGGGATAATAGCTCAAAAGCTTGGTGCTGATGAAAAAACGGCAACTGCTGTTGAAGAAACTGTTGGGTTTGTTTCTGAAATGCTGGCTTATGTGATGGTTTCAAGGAAGATCCCAAAGGTAACTAAAGCCGCGGGAAAGCAGATAAAAG